CTAAAAAATCCTAAAAATAGACAATTTTAAATTTTTCTGTTCTGATAGACAAAAAGATAAATATTTTAAAAAAAGTATTGACTTTATATAGTACATGTATTATAATTAATATATAGAAAGGAGGAAGATATGAGGATATCAGAAATTGCTGATTTGCTTACTTCAATCGGAACTCTACTGATTGGTATAGCAAGCATAATCACAGCAATAAAAAAAGAACCTAAAAAGAAAAACCGGCCACGGAGATTCAAATAAGGTTCTAGTAGTAGTTTGGGGCTCAAGCCCCTTGCCACTACTGATAGTATATCATATCTAAGACAAATATGAAATATTTGATTATTTTCGCAATTTGTTTAGTTGTATTTTACTTTATTAACAAGGATGATTGAAATGGATAAAGAATTAACACCTCAAGAAAAAGCAAATAAAAAGTGGGCAGAAAACAATAGAGAACATAGAACCTATCTATCAAAACGATCTACTGCTCGTAGTTTTATTAACAAAAATGCTACAAAAGAAGACTTATTAGAATTAAAACAATTAATTGAAAGCAAACTCTAGACACACAAAAAAACCGCCCTCAATAGAGAGCGGTTAATATTTATTTCAGTTTTTCTTTGACAGCATCTACTGCCTCTTCAACAGCATCTTTAGCATCATCTGCTAGTTCTTTACCTTTAGCAATTGTTTTTTCGACAAATCCTTTTGCTTCTAACTCTTTATCACCGGTTAGCTTCCCTGCACCTTCTTTAAGACTGCCTGACGCTTGTTCAACTTTTGCTTTTAGTTTTTCTTGTGACATAATGTGCCTCCTTATTATTTTTATTAATCATAACATCTATATCTTTCTTTAGCAAATAAAAAAGCAAGAACCGCTAGTGTCAGGCGATTCTTGCTAGTGTGATTATCTCATGGTTATGCGAGTATGTCAATAGAGGTAATCAGCACAAAAGGTATGTTCTAAATCCAAGTTATTGATTTTATAGCAGTATGCCGAATTCGCTTGTAGGGGTTGTTTCGGCTCTCATGCAACGTAGCTGGCCTAAAGACCCCTGTCTCATCTCTTTTTAATCCTACAACAACTAATTTCTTCTTGTTGTCTTTATAAAAAACAACACTCAATTTCATTGTATTTTTAGTTAAATCCTTATCTAAAATACAGACGTTAACTCTAAACTGATAGAATATTTCATATAAAAAATTATAATTATCGACTCTAGGAAGAACTTCTCTAAAATTTGGATGTTTTGAATAATTCGATAAGAGGAAAACATCTGCTTTCACAGCTTCAACCCAATTTGTTGCGCGATACTTTGTTTTCAACTTATGAATACCTAGAAGATGATACAAATCTCTTATATCAAATAAAATCATAAATTCGGGTAAATGCTTAAAATTAGTCTCAACTTTACACCTTTTCCCACAAAAATTTAGCTCATAATCATTAACTATTTCTTTGAGATCCACTATCAAAAAACTTTCTACAAAATAAAAAAAGCACGGACCGGAAATATCCTCCGGTCAGGGCTGACGATTAGAGGTGCAAAACTCTAACTCTCTATTGTGCTTCTTAGGCTTATCGCAAGAGAACAGTTCTTAAGCTCTGCCAAGCCGTATGATGTGCTTTCAGTCATACGCCCGTATCACTACGGGTTCAACGAACAACGAAGACGTTGGGTTAGAAAGGATGATAAATGAACGAAATTTATCTTCTATAACCACCCTCATTATGACATGTCTTGAACTTTTTGTCAATAAATGCGAAATTTTTTGCAATAAAAAACAGCCCCCGCAAAGCGAGGGCATTTGTCTTATCTAAAGGAGCTTTACCTCCTGTTTTATACTTGTGTGGCATTAGCTAAATACTTATCTTCGACCCATTGGTCAGACTGAGAAGCATTAATGCGTGACCATCCATTCACTTTTTCGTAGACTCTTACGCGAGTTCCTGCTTTGATAAATTCTTTATCAGCGCTACTTGCGTTTGGCTTAGACTCTACATAATAGTCTGTGCTAAGGGTTGCTTCGTAGTAAGGTACATTTGAGTTGTCTAATTTAGTGTTAGTATCTAGCTTTTGATTAAAAGTAAGCTGGCTTTGTGGTGCTTGTGGTTTGTCAATCTTAGGTATATCCACTTTGCTACTATCATCTGCTAATAATACAATATTTTTATCTAAACCACCTGCTATTCCTACGCTTGTAAACTGCCACCAGCGCACGCCGTCCATAGATGGAAAATAGTCCCACAGTGGTTCAGAGCGAACCTCATAATCGGGATAGCCTGCAATCCAAATACTATTAGGGTATTTAGCAATAATCTGCTGATAATCAACATTATTAAGCGTAAATGGCTTATAGCTATAATAAACAGGTTTGTAACCAGCACTAGTGATTTTATCCATAAATGCAATAACTGCGTTTGTGTTGGCTTGCTTGTCTGCGCTTGCGGAATCTTCATAGTCAATGACTAAATAAGATACCTTCTTACTTGGTAAATTGGACAGAAATAAATCTGCTTCTCGTTGCGCTAAGCTGCTATCTCCTCCAAATCGTCCAAAGTGATAATAACCAATCGGGTCACTAGTATTAGCTTGTTGCTGATGCCTGTCAGACAGCCAAGCGAGTGACTCAGATACTTTGATAATCGTTTTAGTAGTGCCAGCTTGCCGACAAGTAGCAGTTAAGTCTGCTTGTTGATAAGCTGATACATCAATAAAGTAATCGCCTTTATTTAGTCCTATATTACCTGTAACAGTAACTGCATTTTTAAAAACTTTTGGTCTAAACGCAGTAGGATAAGTCGCTGAATATGGTATTTTTACTAAATTATATGCTCCGTTTGCTCCACCCTGGTTTTGACCTAAAAACCATCCGTATCCACTACCTGCATCACTATCAAAAATAGCCACATGGCTATACGGTGTAACACCTGCAACTACCATAAAAATTGCGACATCGCCTGCTTGCATAACTTCCACTTCATCAAAATAGTTTAAGATACCATTTTCGTGACGTTGCTCCCATATATCCCTTGCGTATCCTGTATTTGTACAGTTTGCGTATGGCACACCTAAAAATCTACAGTAATCTGCATAACCGTCCCAACATTGCGCACCAAATGAGCCATCAATATCATAAGCGTTACCATTTGAACGACTTTTATATTCTTGGTATGTAGCCATTTATCCCTCCTCTTTAAAAATCAAATAAAATGGATAAGCAAAAAAAGCAATCACAGATAACGGCACATACAGTATTGCAATTGCTAGTATTAATGCTAATCGTGTGATTGCTTTCATTTTTATCCTCCTATTTTTTGGGCTCGTGGTAATTCAATGCTTGTTCGCTATCTGATAGCCCTTTTGTTGTTGGGTCTGTAACAACTCCAAGCAATACCAAAAGCGTTACAGCTGTGTTGGCAATATCCACAATGTTTGATGGTAATTTAATACCTAATTGCTGCGCTAGCAAAAATATAGCTCCTAAAATAGCCATCAAAGTTACTTTGTTTTGTAGTCGTAATTTTAAATTAATCATGTTTATTTCTCCTGTTAAATAATGTTTTTATCTGCTCTTTGTTGACGATGATGTCGTCTTCCGTCTTTCCGAGTCGTTGCTCGTGTATATCCAAAATTTTATGGATATTTTCTCGGTCACGCTGTGAGTCTTTTAGCTCGTAAGCCAGCTCTTTTATCGTGTCTTTGAGGGCGCTCATTGTATCCTCGTTCTTTTGCATAGCAGTTTTAAATGGATTGACAACAAACGCCCACAAGCCAATTACCGATAAAATAGCCCCACTCGCAGCACCAATTTGTAATATGTCAATGTTCATCTATTGCCTCATTTTTCTTCCGTCCCAACCGTTGATACTTCGATTAGTTTACGTACTCGCTCACGACAAAAAGCTGGAACGTCATCAATAGTAATCCACCCAAGTTCAATCTGCATTGCAAAGTAATTAATCATCATTGTTTTTTCTCCTTTTTTGTTTTTAAATATGTGTACTGCTATTTTCGCTAGCGTTGTTAAGCGTTGTATCATTCAATTTCCCTCCGTCAGCCATTGTCTTAATCAAATCGTTAACAGTTGCTGACATCAGTTTAATCATATTTTCCGCTTTATCTGATTGCGCCTTTGACTTAGCAATTGCGTCATTAATTTTTTCAAATTGTTCTGCTTCTGCTTTGTCTTTGTAAAGTTGCTCAAAGATAAGCTTTTCACACGTTTTTAAAGTTTCAGCAAACTTCTTGTCGTTTTCTTCCGCTGGTAGCGTCACTTCAAAATTTGCTTTGATTGTGCTAGATTCGAATTTTAAAATAGCTTTAACTTCTTTAATACTATTATCTTCTAACATTACAGGATATTTGTTTAAAATTTCCAATAGTTTTCCTCCTTTTAAATTATCCAATTAATTTGTCCTTTAACATTAACCGCCCATTTTGACGGATTAAACCACAGAATACGACCATCTGCGCTCACTTGTACATTTAAAACATTCAGTTGTACAGTCCAAGCAGTAACCGCAAACATCATGTCACTAGGTATCAAATTCGTAGGCATAGAGCCAACCGTCAACTTATCTATGCCGTTCGTCGCAAAGTCGTACTTAACGGTGACTGTACTGCCTGTCTGTCTATAACTAAAACCATTTCCGATTGACCGCCAGCCTGAGTCTATCGTTTTAGGTAAGCTATCTTTTTTAACATACTCACTCCAACCGCTCCAAACACCGTTTTCCAGCAACCGCGTAAATATAGTTTTATTTGTGCGGTCGTAAAATTGTTGATAAGCATAGTTGGCTGTCTCATGTCTTACAACTGTTACATAGCCTTGTCCAGATCCAGAAGGTCTGTTAGATCCGTAAGAAACACAATAAAAACCTGTATCTTGTAGAGTATTTAAATCTGTTGCATCATGCCTAAAAGAGCCACCATTATTTAAAGCTAGCTGTTTTTGCTGTATAGGTTTACCATCAGAATAAATATTTCCTGCGACATTTAAAGAACCTGTGCCATCAATTTTTGGTAATGTTCCAATTCCGACGCTGTTTTTATGCCACGACAGCGGAAAAGACTCCGTTGATACGGTTCGTTTAACGGGTGTACCGCCTCCGCTTGCGCTAAAAACATCACTAAGCAAACCATAGACATCAAATGATTTGTCAGCTCCATACGAGCCACTAAGTGTAGCGGTTGAGTTAATCAACTCTGAGACAGAGGTATAAGTACCGCTTGCGTTTGATGTGTCTATTGTAAAGCTCGTTGTATTAAGTGGTGCTGTTTTAAAAGTCAGCGTCATTTTATTTTTTTGTACGCCATCGACAATAAGCGGGGAGATTTTAGCATTACGAGTAACTACCAGCTGGTCATTTTTAGCCCCTGCACGTGTGACAGTAAAGCTAAACGCTGGCGGGGAGTATGGTATAACGTTGATTTCTGTTGTCACAGGGTCTGACACCCTGCCCCTACTATCTGTAACTGTAGCTTTAATAGTCGCTTTGCCACTAAAGTTAAATATCCCGAGCGGACCACCATTTTGCTGCGTGGATTGGTTTTTGCCAACCACCTCCGCATAATAACTAGCTATCGTCGACCCGTACGTTCCTGCAGCACCATTAAAAGTGACAATTGGATTGGACACAATTTGCACAAAATTATTAGCACCTACTAATGCAGATACTTTTTGATTTGTATCCGATAAAACAAGACTAGAAATTTTAGGTTTAACACTATCAGGTAAAGTCAGATAAAAAATAGCGGTCGACGTCCCAATGACAGAACCGTTAGATTTTGTATCAACATATATTGTTCCCGGGCTGCTAGTTGCATTTGGAATCGTACTAGCCCAGTCTAAACTTGTTTTAAAAGTTGTTGAGCCTGATATATCGCTAGCAACTACCCCTGTTATACCGTTGACATTATATCTGACATCGTGTGTAAAACCACTTGAGCTTTGATTGATATTAACATTTAGCGTATCTCCAAAATAGCCGCTAGATACAGATACAGTACTTGCACGAGATAGCTTAGTTAATTTAAATTGTTGGTCTGGTATCGTCAACGTTCCGGGTGCGTATCCGCCTGGACCTAATAACTTAGCAGCAACAACGACTGTTTTGTTTCCATCTGCGTCGTGTGGGACTCTGATAGTTTTATCAATCAACAATTGATTGCCATTAAAACCAATCGAGGAAGGTGCGTTAAAGTCATATTTAGAGCCAACCCAGGCATAACCACCAAAACTATACTGAGCATAACTGTTAGTACCAGAAGTCAAATAGAGCCTGAATCTTACTTGACTACTATTATCTGCGATTGACGTTGAGACCTCGTCAACGATATAAGTTAAGCGATAACTCCTATCAGAGTTACTATAATAAGTTGTCATTTAACCTCCTTCCTATCCAACGTAGCGAACAACATTTATGTCCGGATTTAACTCGTATTGCTCGATGCGGTAACGTCCAATTTGTAGTTTGGTCGTAAAGATACCGCTATCGATAACAAGCACACTCTGAGCTATATATGCTACTTCTTTACCACTTGAGTAAAAACTGATGCGATCGTTATCAACTCTAACGCTTGACGTTCCATCTTTTTGTCCGATTACAAGACCGTCCTCTGACTGACTCATAAATTTATTAACAAAATCAGTGCGTATCTGCATCTCCCCAATTGTTTGTTGTACTGCTATCATGCGATTAGAAGCGTCTATCAGTTTTTGTTCTGATAGTTTTTGTCCTTCTTCTCGTGCCTTGATTTCGTCTTGCAGTGCCTTGACCCAGCCATTGACCGTGTCTAACGTTGCTTTAGATTGCAATTCAGCTTCCGCAATACGAGCACGTTCGGCAAGTTTGTTTAACTGCTCGACAGTAAAATCACCGTCAGCTTTCGAATCAAGATTACTTGCTTTATCAGCTTCCGATTCTTGCCAGTCTCCTGTCTTGTTACCTCTAACGAGCATAAATCCACCAGTACTGAAACTACCTTGTTCGCTAGCGATCATTGCGAAGCGTGGTCTAATCTTACCTGTTTTCGTAGGTGTAAAGGTGATTTCAAAGCGTCTGACATTTGAGTCAACGTTTTTTATAATCGTCTCTCGTGGGGTATCGCTAGTAATAAAATCATCGGTTTCATCGTACAAGTAAAAATACAGATTTCCTGCTTCCTCACGTTTGACATAAGCACTAAAAGTGTATGTCACACCTTGCTCGACAATAATGTCTTTTGCGTGTGATACCTTTTGTCCGCTTATCCATTTTTTAAATGTAAATGGATAATTAGAGATGTTTTCGTCTTCTAGCGTTGCGGATGTAAACCAGTCTGTGCCACTAAATGACTTAGTGCCATCGATTAGATTGTTTGTCCCGACAACAACTGTTCCGACCATGTCAGTCCACTTATAATCAAGATAGTTTGTTGATTGTTCTATACCAGTATAAGTTCCAATAAACCTTCTATTTTTAGACTCAGTTATACTAAAATCAACTTTTCCATCTTCTGAATTAGCCCACGCTGTCCATGATGACTTACCATCATCGCCTTTTTCTCCATCAGTCCCATCCTCAGTATCTGTAAAGGATATTTGCGTACTTGCTACAAGTTCCTCGTTAACGTAAGCTTCGACTGTTATGTTTAAAACATGGTTAAAGTCACTTGCTTTAACTGTCAGCGACGGACCTATCTCAATCAGCGAGTCACCATTTTTGTAAAAATAAACAGCTTCATAGTCTTTCCCATTTTTTTGCAAACTAGGAGTTAAGACAGATTCACCAGTACCATTTTTAAAAGCAACTCCATTTGAAGTCGCTAGTTGTATCTCGTATGGAATAGATTCGTCATAAAGACGCAACATATCACTAATTAAATCAGAAGCTAACTGACTTTCTTTTTCGACAAAATTGCTGAATTTAGTTTTGTTAGAGCTGGGATTTGTTATGGAAATTTCTTGCTCAATAACCCTCGCTGTGAGAATTAGCGGCGGTTCGTATCCGTCGTCCTGTATTCGCACAACATCACCAAGTTCTAAATCAACATATCCATCAACTTCATAAGTGACAGCTGGATAAGCGTGTGCTTTTAAGTCTTTTAGACCTGTTGACATCAAGACTTCTTGACTATCAGTCTCGACTTCCATGTCTTTTCGTATCCAGTTGTCTCGTGTCTCGTTACCTGTTAAAACAGATGGATAACGGTCTCTTGATAAAGGTGCGTACAAAAATCCATTTTTGAGATAGTACTCTACTTTACCGTTTTCGTCTTTCCACTCTTTGTAGATTGAGTTGTCAATGTAGATGATTTGTTCTTCTTCGTATGATTCTGTCTGTGCTTCTTGCACGACTTCCTCATATGATATTTGTGTACCGCCACTGACTTGCTGTGTTGTTGCCCCGTTAACAGACATTCCTTGCGCTATTTCACGTGGATAACATACTGTTTGTAATCCTCTAGCAAAAGCGTTAATCTCATACGAGTTTTCCATGACATACATGCGTCCAGCGTAATTCTGCTCTAAGACAGTGACTCTTGTTTTAGACACACTCTTGATAATACCTGTATGCCCCCAGCCTGTGGTATAAAAAGGAGCGCCTCGATTTGCTCGTACATTATAAATACCACCAGCTTTTAAGTTTCTAGCGTTAGGTGATTTATCTACCTTCCACCCATATGCACCCCAATTATAATCAGTGCCGATTAAGGCAGCAGCCATACCACCGCCAATCCGACCACGGATACCACCGATAGAACTATCAATCCAAGCTCCATCTAACTTTTTGGCGTACCAACCTGACAAAGCGTAACATTGCCCCGAGCCGATTCTACGACCTTTAAGTCTAGTAGCTTCATTTAGTGCTTGTATTGTCTTAGTAGCTCTTTTCGCAGTTGTTACTGACGTTATTGGCTTTACAGGAGTTTGCCACAACTTATCAATAGTATCTAGGATATTCCCAGTTACTTTATTGATCCCATTGCGGATATTAGTCATCAAGTTTGTGTAGCTTTGATAACCTGCTGCTGCGTAGTCATATTTAGCGCCACCAGCTCTAAAAAGTCCTTTTGTGTAGTCCGCTAGGTTCTTTTTGCCGACAACATTATAAATCCCTTGCTTAGCTAAAGGATAAGTGTAATCTTTTAAAAAGTCATCTACACTTGCGTAGTGCATGTATGTTCCACCCTCGTTAGCAGGACGAGCCATACCAGTAGTGACTTTTACTCCGCTAGGACGTGTCTGTGCTCCACCTGTCATTCCTGACCAGTTGTTATCACGCCTACCGACAGTTGAGTCACCCCAAAAGCTCTCTAGGTACAGTTGACATATGATTCCGCTTGGCAAAATATTATATTGCACTGCGTAGTTAATAATAGCTTGTACGTTAGCTTTTTTGATTGTATGACCATAATATTTAAGGTCTCCGCCTAAGTACGTGCGATTTGAACCAACCGTTTTAGTGACTTTACGAGTTACAGGATTAGAAATAACGCGCTCGCCTTTGACTGTCTTTTTGCCGTACGGGCGTATGGCATTATAAATCTGGCGCTTGTCAACTGTTTTCCTTATCCCAGAAATATTTTTTTGATAGCGTAATATCACATCGGTCTTATCACGACCTACACCATAAGACACCCCTTCTTCGTATTCCTTGTACACATTTACAATAAACGCTTTAAATGTGTGATTGTTGTGTAATTGAGTTTCAAATTCGATTTCTGCGTCAAAATTATTAGCAATCGACAAAAGACGAGCTAACTTAGTATCTTGACCAGTCCATTCCAAGGTAAGTTTTTTGTCCTTGACTTCGTTTGTGCCAATCGTCAAAGCACCCCAGTTTAAAATATCAAATTGCACAAGGTACTCTTCAAACGACATCGCTTTAGTCGCTTTATATGCGTTGCAATACTCGTTGAGTAACTCTAAGTTAAGATTTTCGCAAAGGCAACGTATTTTTGTCTCTGTTTCATCGACTTGCATGATGTTAAATAATTGTACTTTGCCTTTGTGCACAAAAGAGACAAATGCTTGATCGTTTAGTGCATGATATTTGTGATTAAGTGGATTGTCACCGAGCAGCGTTTTTTTATAAACTGAAAACTCAAAGACTGACGAACCAGTTGTGAGCTGTCTAGTCCACAAATCATCATAATAATTAAGTGCTCCTTGTTTATCATTGTCTAAAAGCAAAACTGGATGTAACTTTGCGTCGTGTATTACTAGAGTTATTACAACCACCTCTCTTCCATAAGAATTTCAACATTTGGTGCAGACTGAGAAAATTTAGACAACTGGATAACCAATTCTGATTCTCCTGGCGGTACAGATATTGGTTGAGAGCCTAAAACCATGTCTTGTAAGGAATTAAGCTCTTTGGTTTTGACTGTATCATTTTCAAAGTTAATGATAACCTCATCCCCTGGTTGATATTTATTGACGATATTGTTGTAATGAGACACTCCCATTTTTTCAAAATTGACTTTTTCAAACAGGTTGTAGTTGATATATTTAGAGCTATCACTACATGTCCCCATTGCAAGATGTATCTTGCGGGATTTTTTTCCTTTAAGGGACGGAACAGTTACATGATGATGCGCACCGTTAAAGTAAATACGAAACTTATCTTCTTCTCTAAAAATCTCAACCGCTCTACTTCTATTCATTGAAAAAGGATTGTGATAATTTCTATCTGCCTGAAATTCAAACTGCTTGTAAAATCTCCAGCCCACACCGTCATCATCAAGCGCAAAAAAGTTATACTCTGTTTCAAAGCCGTTTTTACGTTTGTAAGTTTCTATGCCATATAAAAATTCATCGTTTTCACCTGTCACACAAAGCTTTAAAAATCCTTTTTGATCCTGCGCGGTAGCAATAAAAATCTGTTTCCACCACAGATGCTCGTTGAGAGTGTATTCTCCGTTTGAGTCAGGATTGATAATAAACGTTCGAGTCCCAACATGTTCTGTGTATCCCGGTGTGGTGCCTCTATTTCCAATAACAACATATTCACCGCCTTTACCAGAGCCTAAGATGTTATCAATGCGCATCCGCTTAAGTTCTGTGTCGTATGTTGGTGGCATATAGTTGAGTTTTGCAACATTTGGCGCACCTTCTAAAGCTTGTGCAATAGCTTTTGAGTAATCAAAAAGGGATTCGTTGCGATGAACGATAGTCCCATCTTCTTCTTCGGGTGATCCAAGTGCAAAAGCACCTGTTTCGTTTGCGATGCCGATATAGCCATTTTCGGAGTTGTGTTTTATTTTGATTATTGGATAAGCGTTAGTATTCCCATCATTTTGCAAACTAAAAATAAGCTTGTTGCCTTCTTGCGTATAATCCAAAAACTTTTTATAAGTGATAGAGTGTGCAACACCGTCTGGAATTAAAAAAGTGATAGTCCCTATTGAACGCTTGATAACATCTTCAACCATCGGTATGTCATCTACAACTATTGCCATGTAATATTTATCTGGTTCGTCAGAAAAAGACAATTTTCTAGGTGTGGTTCTGTTGAAAACCTTCGCTAAATTATGTTTTACCTCGTTTCTATTTCTGGTCCAAATAGAAAAATCAACACTTATTTTTTTAGCTCCAACGTGTACAGATTGAACGTGCTCGCCAATTTTTAAAGCGCTACTTGAAACAACATTACGTGTATTTCCGACGTCTCTTTTGATGTCGTGTATCTCTATGACATTAGATAGATCTATACCATCAAAATTCATTGTAACTTTCCCTATGACAGTTCACCTCGCATTCGTTTAAGCATGATACTTTCAGACTCGTTGTGTTCTTTAATCATCCTGCCGACCTTTCTCATATCTAAATAGACATCGCCATTTTTTGTCTCATGATTTTTTGTTCTAAGCGTTAGTAAAATTTCATTCAAAATTCTTGCAATATTAGAGTCGTCGTATGATGTCGTTTCTGATACTCCCCTCTTAGGGATTGTAATGCTTTTGACAAACGTCGAATCTTTAGGAATTCCAACGCCGTTAGCATATTTAGGTATTCCTAAATTTTTCATATAGTCCCTGGTCATACTAGCTTTCATGACTTTCGAACCTTTCGGCAGTGGTAATACTACATCACGGCCATCTGGGATGAATGATTGTCCATTCGGTAAAGTTACTAGTTCTTTATATAAAGACCCTTTTTGGTCATTGACCATTGCAAAACCGCCTGGGTGATAATCAGTACCATTTGCGAACTTAAAGGCATTAGCTGCAGCAGAAGCGATTCCTATAGTGACCGTTCTCGGTATGCTAGCTAATAGTTGTTCTATGACTCCTCCTGCGTCATTCCTAGCTCTAATTGAGATAGGTTGACGTTGTTTAGCGCTATCAATTGCTCGTTGCGCAGAATTGACATCAGGTTTTGTATCATTTTTAGCTTTAATGCTTGTTGGTTTCTTTTGAACAATGCTGTTGACTGCTTTTTTTGCTTTCTCAACATCAGAACTAGTCATATCTTTTGCTAGTAGCTTCTGTTTTTTTGGAGACAACGAATTCCAATTTTCGAGCGCTTTGGTCGCAACTCCTTTTTTGTCAAGAAAATCTTTATTATCACCTAAGATGCGCTTAACGTCTTCTGGCAAACTATTCCATATTTTTAAGTGCTCCTCACTTTCTACTATAGCTTGAATGCCTTGATGCCCATCAACGATTAGTTTTTTATCTTCTGGTTTGAGAGCATCCCATTTGCCAGTTTCGACTAGGACTTCCGCCATGGTTATCCGAGCGTTAGTCTCTAAGTTTGCATTCTTTGCAATAAACTTAAGTCTGTCCCAGCCACCTTCCGCTTCAAGAGCTTTAGCTACTTCCTCTTTAGCATTTGTTTTCAACTTACCCGTTTTAGGGTTCCAGACAAGGCTATTCCATTGCGAATTAGCCACCTTTTGATCTTCTGTTGATTTTTTAGTAGTTCTAGCCCACATAGTATTAACTTCTTGAGCTTTAGATGCTGCTTTGGTTGTCTTCTTCATCAACTCTTCATAAGATAACCCAAGCTCCTTCATTTGCTTTTTGACATCGTTAACCATCGCTTGTTGCAACTGCGGGTCTAAATATTTCGCAGTCCCTTTAAGCAGTTTCTTTTGAATTTCAGCATAACGTTTGCCATAAGCTTCCATTTTCAAGTAATGGTCAGCTTCGAGTTGTTGCTGTTTCTTGTGGATTTCTTCCCTCGCTTTAACAGCAGCTTCATCATCACCTTTGATAGAGTCATAAGCTTTTTTAAGACCACTTTTTAACTTTTGATATGATTTATTTTCAGCTTTTATCCATTTTTCAGTAACTTCAAGAGCCTTAGTTAACTGCTGACTATTTAACGCTTCTAGCTCACCATTCATCGCCTTGGTAATTGCCTTCTTCTCTTTAGCAGAGTAGTTCAATTTTGATAGCTGCACATTGATAAGCTCATTTTGATTTGCTAAAACAACAGCATTCTCTTCTTCAGTTAATCTTCTATGTTCGTTGCTAGCGTTTTGATAGATATTAATGACTTCATCAGACATCTGCTTGACATTATCAATTGTTTGCCTGCTTGATTTTTTCAACTGTTCTATCGTTTCTTGACTGAAACCAAGTTGCTCTGCTAATTTAACGTTTTTACTTAAGTCTTTATTTTCTAGTTTTTCGATTTCGGTAACTAGTCCTTGAAATGCTGTCTTAACAGCATTGACTTGGTCAGCTCCACCTCTGAATCCTGCCATCGACTGATTCGTCTTATCAACTTTATCTTTAAAAGCCTGTAGTTCATTGGCTTGTACCTGATTAACTTTAGTTCCCCACTCTTGTGTACGCTGGTGAGCTTCATATATCTTATTAGCTAATATACCTATTCCGATAACCGCAGCACCGCCGATGATGACCCCCCAAGTCACTGGATTTCCTAAAAGCCCTACACTAGCTGCCGCTGTTGCAGAATTAGCACCTAGACCGCCTACAGCAGTAGCTAATCCTTCTGCTGCTTTTGCGCCTTTCGTTGCACCAGACAACTTTCCTATCCAACCTACTAATCTACCTACGTTAGAAGTTGTTTTACCGATAGCAGTCATTAATGGAGAAAATGCAGTTGCACCTAAAATTGCATATGTGATAAGTTTTTTCATTTCTGGGCTAGCGTTAGAATATGCTTTTGCGAGATCCCTAACAACTTTAAACATTGGTTCCAATGCATCAAGGGCATTTGAAGCAGCATCCATTAATGGTCCACCCATTGTGACAGCTACATCATTTAGTTTGTTTTTTAGGAGTTGTAGTTTGCTTTGGAAAGTTGCGTATCGTTTAGAAGCCTCATCAGTCAACGCTTTGTTTTCACTAAATCCTTTATTTGCGGACTTAAATGCATCGCCAAGTAAATCACCAGCACCAGCCAAACGTTGTAATGTGTCAATTTCTCGTACTGATTCAATACCAATATCTTGCAAGTGAGCAGTTACGTCTTTGCCCTCTTCTTTAAAGCGTTTTAACCCTTTAACAAAATCAATAATGGCTTCTTGTGGATTTTTCTTCCAAGATGCAGCAAATTCATCAGCAGATTTACCAGCGATTTTTGCAAACTTCCACAAATCTTCGCCACCAGACAACACTTGTGTATTAATTTTTTGCATGACACGACTAAACGCCGAACCACCTGCTTCCGCTTCGATACCAACAGAACTCATAGCTGTTGCCAAGCCAAGAATTTGAGGGTCTGTCAACCCTACAACCTTACCTGTACCAGCTAAGCGAAGACCCATTTCAACGATTTCTTTTTCAGTTGTCGCAAAGTTGTTACCCAACTCAACAATTGAGCTACCTAGATTGCTGTACTTAGATGGATCTAATTGTGTGATATTAGCAAACCTAGCTAATGCAGTTGCAGCTTCTTCTGATGACAAGTTAGTAGATTTTCCCATATCAATCATGACACGAGTGAAATTTAAAACATCCTTTGTTTTGATACCTAGCTGACCAGCAGCTTCCGCAACATGAGAAATCTCCGTCGTTGATGCAGGTATCTGTTTAGACATGTTTCTAATTCCTTTTGACAACATATCATAAGAGTAAATAACTTTTCCGTTCGAATCTCTTACTTCATCAACAGTCTTTTTTACACCAGCAAACGCAGATTCAAAATCACTTGCAGCCTTGACGCTATATAATGCTCCAGCTCCAAATCCAGCGCTTACCCATTTAGTAGCTTCACCTAGTTTTTGCATTTTTTGACCAAAAGATTCAATCTGTTTGCCACTGCGCTGTAAAAAACCAGTAAAACCGGATTGAGCAGAAACTTCTTCAAAAGCTTTTTTTACAGCTCCTAATTGTCCCTCTAATGCTGCTAATTTTGCATTCTCTCTCTCAATATTAACGGCTGCGGCTTCCCATTTAGCTGTCCCTGGATCTAATTTGTCAAAATCAGATTTCAAACTCGTTAACACTTTTTTTTGCGCTTCAATTGCCTGTGTTACTGACTTATATTTTGCTTGTAGTGCATTGGCTTTAGCTGCGTTATTGTTTAATGCGTTTCCGGTGTTTTTTAAGGCGGCATCTAAAGCTCTCGTCTCTGCTTTGAAATAATTAACAGCTCTTTTTGCGCTTTGCAACTTAGGGTCAAACTTAGAAGTATCTAATCCAAGTTCGATAAACATACTCCCTAGTGGTGTACCTTTTGCCATTTTTCCTCCTTTCAACAAAAATAAAAAGGCGGAGTTTATCCGCCATTTAGAGTCCCAACAAAGTCTTCTAACGACATCACTTCCTCAGATTTGACTTCTGCAGGCTTTAAAACTTCCAGCATATCAATCCAGTTTGTCTCCATGACATCTTTTATAGATACTCCGTAGTCAGATTTGATTACGTTTCTGATAAACTCGTAAAACTTTTCTAATGCCTCGCCGGGTGTTAAGTTGTCTCCTTTGGGTCTTCTGGCTCCCCTCCGATTAACTTAACATATAGATTTGCCAGAGCATTGTTTAATTCATACATGTTGTATTTGTCATATAACATATCGACGGTTAAGCCTTCAAACAAACTAGCCATAAAAGTTAGTTGTTTGTCTAGTTTCACATGTTCTGGATCATCTCCTTTTGCAAGTTCATCTTGCATAATCAAGTAATTTCGATAGTCTCTCACAGTAAGAGATTTACATTCTTTCACCACGAGCTCGCCGTTATCATTTTTAATTTTAATTTCTAAGTCTGACATCTACACTCCTTTACACTCCTGGAATAGCTCCTACGCCTGGTTCGCCAGGATTCAAAAGCTTAACCAAAGCCATTGCATTTTTGCCCTTAGCTTCTGCTTCTTCATCCATCGCCCAACCGACATATTGACCTTTCGCTTCCCCTACTTCACCAGGTTGTGCTGTGAACACTAATTTTTGAGAGTCTAAACCATCATGTTTTTCTTCCTTGGTTTTTAATTCGAAATCTTCCATCGAGAAAGTCCCTTTAAAGAAACCGAGATATACATTCCCCTCTGTCCCTGGAGCTTCTAAAAGAACAGACACTTCAGGCGCTTCTGTATCTTCTCCGATAAATGTAACTCCTTCTGTTTTTTTACCTTTTTTATAACCAAGTATGGTTTGTAAATGTTCAAATGGGATATCAATTGCTTCTGTCTCCATTTTTACATCGCCAACACCTCTGCGCGAGGTGTGATAAGCAATATCTGAACCATATGTTTTGACAGGGGCTGCTGATAATCCACTAATTTTAGCTGTTTTAGTTGCACCTTTACCAGCCGCACCCTCGATGACAATCTTTTTTTTCGGATCACTTAAAACTTGAATTGTCATTCGTTTAAATCCTACTACTTGCATTAAATTCTCCTTTATCAATACTCTTCATATAAACTGCTAAATCCTTTGTAAGTTCTAGCATCTAGATATCTGTTTGTATCCTCGTCATAACGTTCTAAGCCGTTATCACTTTGAAAAAAATCTATAACCATCAGCTTTTTCTCAATCCTATTTTGCAAATCTTTACATTCGAGCCTTGATACACTCTCTACATCGATTTGATACATAAATTTCTTAGCTAATGGTTTATCTGAACCGAAGTTTGTTTGTCTAGGTGGTGCAAGAGGTACAATAACAATGCTTGTTTGGTCAGAAGGTAGACTTTCTGGTCGCTTAAAAGTTTTTGTTTTAACTGATCTCAAAACTTCGTCTTGTTTAAAAAGCTCACCAATTTCTGTTAGCATGTCTTTAACCATCAAAACCTCCCTTCAACTTGTCTTTTATGCCTTTCGGATATATCGTTTCTAAAACATCCGAATAACGTCGAATTACCCCGACACCACGCCGTTTCTCCTTCCATCCATATTCCAACTCTTGTAAGTGGACTATGTTCCATCGTGGAGCTTGGAATCCAAGTTTCACTTTTGGTATTCCCTCCTCACGTTTAATCCTAGATACAACGGCACTTTTAACCGTCGCTCCGCTTCTTCGGTAAACCGATATAGCAGCTTCGAAACTAGGTTCTAGTTCTTCACCGATTTCTTTTAGCGCTTTATTAACTACTCTGTTAACTTTCGCAGAGCCTAACTTTTTTTCCATATTCGCTAAAAGTTCATCAATGCCTTTTAATTCAGCTCCCACTCTTTATCCTCCGAGAACTACAACAATAAAGTCTCTATCAACAAAATCAGGCCTTATATCTAATATCCCTATTTTTTTATTTGGCAACCTGCTATCAATAATTTCTACAAGATGATCATTCTGAGGGATATAACCCGACAGAGGGTCTCTAAACTTAATAGTGTATTGTGCTTTAACGCCTTTCTCAGTTACTTTCTCAATATCTTTTATGCTTGGATTATAGACTTCGGCGAGTGTTGTGAATAGTTTCTTTAATTTCATATCTCTTCCATCTAATTCATCGTCTGTTGTTGATGAATAAAAGATGACAGGAGTTCTCAAATCACCATTATTTGTTTTTTTTCTAGACATCGTCAGAAACTTCTTCGATAAAACCAGGTAATTTGTCGTCAATCTCTTTAAAGCGGTTTTTGTTGACAACAAAGACATCCCCAATTTCTCGAATTACCTCTTCTTTATAATCTTCAAATCGTTGAATCGTTCTTACTTTCATATTCTCTTTCCATTTCTTCAATAGCCAAACGAGCGATTTCGTTTTTAAAAGAGTCATAAAACAACTCGAGACAGTCGTTAAAGACATATCTCGAGCGCTCCATTATTAACTCTTTACCGCTTTCATAATCCATCAAATCAAACCCTAACAACCCTTTGAGGGCGCTCTCTGAACTTTTCAAAATTAGTGATAGATTGTCATCATCCAAATCATGAAACACTCTCATTCGTTCTTTAAATGGTTTTAAAAGCTTGTGTTCATCCATCTATTACACTCCTGGAATAGCTCCTACGCCTGGTTCGCCAGAAATTACAATTGGGTCTGCAACACTAAGCGTCCAAACTGCTGCTGAAGTCTCGTCCTTAGCACGGCCATATGCAAATTGTTTAGCTGTAAATAAGTCTAAATCTTCAAGAGCGTATGTCTCTGTATACTTGTGTAACTCAATTCCGCCTGCAACATATGCATCATATCGTCCCTTAACAAAAGTTGTAACTTCCTTAGCCTTTTGATGTACTGACTCAATTAAGGTAACGTTGTAAGGTAGAGCAGTAACGAACGTTCCGTTAGCATTAAGTGATGTATATTGTTTTTTAACATCCCATGCATCTGCTGGATTAACCACGATAACAATGTTTCCATCAACTTCAACAGCTGTCTTTCCATCTTCTTTTACAGAGTGGTATTTGTGTACCATCGTCAATTCTTTTACTGTTGTAGATTGGTCTTTAAATGTTAAAACTCCTGTCGGTTTTTTTGCATCATACGTCGCTTTTTCGCCAACAACTTTACCTTTTAGAGTACGAGATAACCCGATTGGTTTACCATTGCCATCTCCATTTAAAAAAGCTTCTTCTAATGCAACTGCGAACGCTTCATCAATTTGTGTCATAATGAAACGAAGTAACCAGCCTGGTCCGAACTTAACGGCGTCTTTAGGAATAACTACGTAAGCTGTGAGCTTGTGTTGGATAGCCTTAGTTGAGCTAAATGAAGCTTGAAGTTGCCCTTTGATTTCCCCGTACAAGTCACCCCACTCGGCCTTACCTTTAGAATCAGAATCAATGAACTTCATGCGAAGGCCCATATTTTTAAGACCAATAGCTCCAATAAGCGGATGTTTTGTTGTTAAATCTTCAAAAATACGATCAACTGTTTCTTCTGGGATTAACTCAGTTAGCCCAGCTGGCGCTGTTTTTACGATCTCATTAAAAAATTTACGTTCACGAGCTGTCATTTTTGCGTCGTCTGGAGTCAATGCGATTGCAGATTCTACTTCTGCTTGCGCAACTTTTTTAGATTCTTCAAACATTGCTTCTAGCATGTTGTTGTAGAGAGCGCTCTGTTCCTCTTGTGGCGCTTGGTTAGATACTGCATCTACAAATTTTTGTCGAATTTCGTTGAATTCATTCGATAATTTCATTGTCATATTTTAAATTTCTCCTTTTAATTAAAAACAAAAAGCCCCAAAACCTGTTGGTGCTTCTTTTCTGTCTTTAGTTCCTTTTTGCTCGGTGTTTTCCATTTTGGAAATAACCATATCTACGATTTCATCAATATTAACTTCTGGTTTTTTTGTGTTAATCGCATTAGCTAATTTTGAAATGACATCACTAGGAATGATATTTTCAATCCCAGCCACCAATTGCGGCGCTTGTTTGATTTCTTCAGCAAACATTTCCTTGTCTGCAAAGCCTTTTTCAATAGCTTGCTGTGCATTAAACCAAGTTTCTGTGCTCATCAAATCTAGCAATTCATTCATTTCTAAGTCAGTCTTATTGACATAAGCATTAGCAATAGATATATTGTAGTTTTCTAAAACTCCTGCCTCATGCAGCATTTGTTTATGATCTCCACTAACTGTAGTAGATACATTGTGAATCATCAATTGTGCTGTAGGACTAATCTCAACAACATCACCAGCCATTGCGATTACTGAAGCCGCCGAAGCAGCAATACCAACAATCTTAACCGTTACGTTTCCTTGATATGATTTCAATGCGGTATAAATTTCGCTCCCTGCATATACGTCGCCACCACCAGAGTTAATAAGTACTTCAATATCACTATTATCTTGTGGCAAGATAACATCTTTTGGTGCAGTTGCTGGCATATCTAACCAGTCGTAAAACCAACGGTCGCTATCTGAAACAATAGGTCCTTTAATCTGTATTTGTGTCATCTGTATTATCACCTCCTTTCCCATCTTCAACATAGTTTTTAGTTAAGATAATAGCATCCCCACCATCTATCGGTGCAAAGTCGAGTTTTTCACGTACTTCATTGCGGGTAAACGTGCCACTTGAAACTAACTTATCAATATTAACTGCAATGTCAAAAATATCATGTTGTGACAGTCCTACAATCTTTAGTCTCTTACCTTTTTGATAGTCACTTTTACTGATGATTTTCGCATTTAACTCATCTTGTATCTTTTTGCTAAGCGGACTCATGCAATAAAGCACTAAAGCTTTTTGAGAACTATCTAAAGTAGCCATGTCTCCATGCAGTACAGTTGGTGGAATACCTAAAATATCAGCGATTTCATCGTCGAATTGTCGTCTTATCTTTTGTAAATCATCGACAGATAAATTTGTTGTACCTGTGGTGTTCGTCAACTCTTCATATGTGATATGATCATTAGCTGGAACTATAGCGACAGACCTCTCAGAAAAGGCTTTAAACAACTTATCAGCATAATTCTTCATCAAAGACATCTGGTTATCTGTAAATTGAGAAGAGCCTTTTGCATGCATCATCCCTCTTATCTGGTTGTTTCTTAAAACAGTTTCTACCATGCGCTGATGTAATTTTTCGTACTCTAAAAACAAACCGTCAATATAACTTGATAGCCTGTTATTGTTGTATTGCAAGAAGATAACTTCGCTCATTTTAAACGTTCGCTTGAATATAAAGTCTTTAACAGTCACACTATCAAATGTATCTTCATATACAGCGTATTCTTTGCGACTGTAGTCATCAGCGACAAGTAACTGATCGTCATCTGTTTTGATAACTAACACTTCATTTTGAGTAACTAACCTATAAATAAATTTTTGCCAAAAATATGATGCTGACTCATTGTTATTTGGTCGTACATTGAGCAAATAATTCCAAGATGGACTCTCGATATTAACTAATCGCATTTCAGAATCAGCAAATATCCTAGCTAGAAATTCTGCGGACTTATCAATAGCTAGATTTTTTAAGTAAAGATTTTGATAATCATTGAAGATGTCATCTAAATCATACCCATTTTCAGGTATAGTTCCTGTTTTAAAAATACTGCCAAAAAAATCAAGTATTTTCATTGATTACCTCCTTTCTTTAGATTCCATGATAACCCTCTCGGTTGGGAAACTTAATAAGATTTTATTTTCTAAAAATCCCAATCTGCAATTGATTCCAAAAAATCTCCTGCATTTCCTTCTTGTATACTCTCTTTTTTATATAGCGCTGCTATAAACGCATGAAAACCATCTGTTTTTCTTCTTACGGGTTCTTTCTTCAAAAATCTCTTGTTTCCAGAACCATCTTCTTTTACGTAAGTATTGTCCGTATACCATAACATCATGTGGTCACCATCTAAGAAAATAAAACGCTCATTAGCAAAACCATCTTCAATGATAGGTGCAACTTTGCTTTGAATCGCTCCTGGATTTCGTAAAAACTCATATTCAAAGCCAGCTTCCTCTAGTAGTGGTTTAAGCAAATCCATCCTAAACCCATCTGCACAAACTATTTCAATATTATAATCCTTCCTCCATTCAATTAACTTATCGACAAGCAAGCGAGGATCAATACTGTCTCCGTCAACAAGAGTTAGCAATCCTTTGTCTTGCCACTCTTCGATGGGAGCTTTAAGTTTAAACGCTTTGAAAAACTCTCGTCTAACAAATGAATGTTGCTTCCAAATTAGCTCATCATTATCCTTAAATAACAAACCTACAGAAGCAAAGTCTCTTATAGATGCATAATCAAACCCAGCTACGCAAGAGCGCCCTCTGAGGCTAATCTGGGGCTCCCTGAGACATGCTAATAGTTTCTCACGGCTAGTGACGTCTTTTTCTAAATCAGCTTCCGGCAAATTCATTCGCTTTGTCATAAACTCTTGCCTACCACTAGGTTCAAGTTCCAAATCATCATAATCACTTTTAGTAACTGTTAGTAGCCTTTTTGCGTATGGTGTGTCTTCGTCGAGCATTGGATTAGCCTTTGACCAATTACGCATATCGTCAACTTCGCTAGCGTTATCAAGCTTGCAGATAAAAGGAAACATTCTGAAATCTTCAACCTCTCCTCGTAGTATCTGCATAGCTTTCTCAATCGTTTTATCGTAAAAACCCTCACGTACATAACCATTTGTGCCATTAAAGAAGGTTCTTACATGTGCTATTTTACCCAAACCAGATTTTTGGACTTTTACGATTTTATCATCTTCAAATTGGTGGATTTCATCGAATTCTAAACAACCATCACGAGCAGAGTCCATCGTTTTGGGGTTGTTTGTGCGAAAAGAAAAGACAGAATTGTTTTTCCGTCCCACAATTGCCATTTTAGTCAAATAGTAGTGGTTTTCTAGCCCTTTTGATTGGATAGTCTCATAAACTTCTTCAAAAGATACCTTCCCTTGTCTTTCCGAGTTAGCTGTAATGGTTACATCATAGTTTTTGATAGGGTACAACGGACTTGTAAAAAATGCATCTCTAGTGGACATAAAACCATTTTTACCACCTCCACGAGCCAATGTTAAAAGGTATTCATTAAATTGTGGCTCGCCATCATCTTTTCGAAACAAAAAAATAAAAGGAGTTATAAATTTTTGATATCCAGCTAATGGGAAAAAATTCTTTTCAGCGAATCTCACATACTTATCTATCAAGCTGTCATCAAAATACAGGTCATCTCTGACAAGTATTTTTTCTCTGATAACATTAACGAGCATTTTACGCTCTTTATTGTAAACAATTTCATCATTGTCTATCTTACGAGCATACTCTTCAAACAGTGGATGTGTAATCACAACAAATCACCACCGTTCGTAAAATCATCTTTATTGACTGTTTTTCCTTCTGGCAGCATATCGATCAATTGTTTTATAACTCTGTGATACGTTGCATCTCGTGAGTTATATAATTTTGCTACAGGACGCTCTCTTTCATAAGGTGTCTGAGTTTCTGATTGAGAAAACAGTTCATAATCGCCGTTCTCTGAGATATCAATCCACATGTCGTTAAGTAGTATCCGGAGACGTGCAGCTTGAGTGAACAATCCTTCTGCGATTTTCTTTTTATCTTCAGGAATGTCTTTAAATAGCTGTTTCAAGCGATATTTTTCACTATAAACTAATTTGTTACGACGTTTTAATTCATCCAAAAATTCACATCTCCTTTCTAGGTTTTCTCTGGGGTGGGGGGTCGTGCGATAAAAAAAGCAAATATTTGGACAGTTGACCCTTCCCACCGGTTTCATCATTTGGATTTTACCTCGTTTTATTTTGATGGGGGGTACTTATCCAAACCATTCATCAGAACGGTAATTTGTTTCTTTATCGACCTTCTTCTTTTTATAATTAAAGCGCTTGTGTCGTCTATTGTGACAGTCCTTGCAAAGCGTTCTAAGGTTAGCTAAGTCCGTTGCAAGTTCGGGATAAAATTCAAGTTCTTTGATGTGGTCTACTTCTAAGTTATCTGTCGTCACTTTTCCGTTTTGTCTACACCATTGGCACTCATTGTTGTCTCTTGCTATAGCTTCAAGCCTTAGCTTTTTCCATGTTGTTGAATTGTAGAATAGATGTCTACTGGCTTTGGAAGTTGTGTCTATTTTCATGGTTCAAACAACGGATATTGACTTTGTTTCATGTTATATCCTCCTAAAAATAAGTATTTTATGCGTATTTTACTTGACAAACATTGCTTTTATGTGTATAATATAAGTATAGAAAGTGAGGTAAGCAATATGCCAATGACCCCTAAGCAAATGATTAAATTGCTTAAAAAGAACGGGTTTTACGAAATTAGCCAGAACGGTAGTCATAAAAAACTTCGTGATGACTTAGGACACCAAACAATCGTTCCAATGCACAATAAAGACCTTGGTAAGGGTCTTGAAGATGCCATCTTAAAACAAGCGGGTTTGAAATAATCCGCTTAACAAGATGACTTGCTTATCTCACAATAATCAAAGGAGAATCATTATGTTAGTTTATCCAGCTATATTTACACAAGACTCAGATTATATCATGGTTACATTTCCAGATGTCCCTGAAGCAATCACTCAAGGTGAAGACTTTCAAGAAGCTTACGAAATGGCTGTTGAAGTCTTAGGTTTTGCCCTTGAGGATTATACTGACTATCCAAAGGCAAGCTCCGTTTCTGATTTAAAAGAACAGTATCCTGATTCTGATATTGCTTTAATTGGCATTGATATGATCGCCTACATGAAAAAATATCGCTCTAGGAAGGTACGCAAAAACGTGACTATTCCTGAGTGGTTGAACAACGCAGCCGAAGATAAAAACCTCAACTTTTCTCAAGTCCTTACTGAAGCACTTGAATTAAAATTACAAGCATAAGAGCCACCGTTGTGGTTCTTTTTGCATAATAAAAAGCCACCACAATGTGATGACTACTTAACCATAAACAACTTCTCGTATCTTTTTCCTGCGTTACCGCTTTGAAATGTTGATCTGGCAGTTTTAAATTCATACGCAACTTCAAAACGTGGGTCTGAAATCTCATAACTCGAAATCAAAACAGTGTTACGTTTTGACATTTGATAAGCCCAATCGTAAAAAGATTGGCTATCGAACGTATCACCTTTGTAATTTTGATACGTATTTTCGTAGGGTGGGTCAAGATAAAAAATAGCACACTCGATATCTGAGAAAGCTTTGTAACTTAGATTCGTTACTTCTAACTGTTGTAGCTGTTGTAACTGCTCTAACTGTTGTAACTGTTGTAGCTGTTGTAACTGCTCTAACTGTTGTAACCGTTGTGGCTGTTGTAAAACTTTGTTTTTATCCAGTTTTCCTTCGTCGTATGGTCTTTTAGCATTTTTATATGTATCTGTTTGTCTATAACCACTAAACAAATCATGCTTATTGATAATCTTAATCGCTAGATTATACTTCATATCAGACCATTCTGTGCCGTATAAATATCCTCTTGAGTTGTTCCCGAAGCTATTTACAAGCAACTTAATATTATCATCAACTGTCTTGTCCGCTTTATTTTTGATTTTATAAAATTCTTCACGATTGACAATTAGCGTTTTGATCCACTCTCTGTCTTGACTGATAACTTCTTGAAGCATATCTGTTATTTCTTTATCCAAGTCATTGTAGTGAACTTCTAAACCATTTAGCATACATTCCGCAGTAATTGCACCGCCTCCCCCGAAAACGTCGTATATTGGTTTATCTATGCCGAAATTTTGTTTGATAATTTCAACAATCTTCTTACTGATTTTCTTTTTACTACCTGGGTAAGGAAGCCCAATCGGTTTTCCTTTTCGTATTTTCTTTTCATCTAATTTAAGCATTCTTCCTCCATAATAAAAAGCCACCACTAAGTGATGACTCTTTGTAAACCCAGCAAATGAGCTAAGCTAAGGTCTAACCTTATTTCATAGGAACAGTCGGAATCGAACCGACACATATAATCAGACCGTCGACAATCCAATTATCAAGGCGCTACCTCTACCGTTTTCCAATCACGGTTCATGTTCCTAAAGGTGTCTTATGGGATTCGAACCCGCACGTCCCACATACATAAAATAGCAAGTTTGATAGTAGTTAAAGTTGACGACTAAATAAATAGCCTATTGGTAAATGATTATCTCTTCTTGCTATTTTGATAATACTATATTAACACATATTTTTATGTATAAACTATTGTATTACTGTATAAAAACTAGTCAAAAACTCCTTGCTCTACAATCAAAGAACCCTCCCTATAAAGCTCTGCAAAAGCTAATAATGCAGCATCTAGCGTGTCATAATAAAAACTCTCTGACATACATAATTCTGTATAAATAACCTTATCTGCGCTCTTGTAAGGAGATAAGTATTTTTCATACAAAATCCTGCGCTTTTCTGGATCCAGTATCATACTAACTGATTGCTCAATTGCTTCTAATTCTTGTTCAGCTGACACACGGTTGAGTGTTAAGCGTTCAACTGGCTTACTAGGAGTTCCATGTGATTGTCTAGGCTCAAAGGAATAAGTGGCTGTCACTTTTTGAGTATCTACATCATTAGCGATCCTACGCCAGCGTGGATACTCTCTTAGTTTTCGCTTAGCGTTTGATTTAGTCTTTTGTATATTAATTTCTGGAAAAAACGTCATGAAAGCTCCTCGTATGATATAATAGTTGTACGAATATATACCGAATGGCGCTTTCACGAGCGCTTTTTTATTGTTCTCCTTTCCTTTTTCTGCTGACTGTTTTTTTGTGTTGTTAAATTGTCGAGTATTAAATTTTTAGTTTTGCGTCAGCACTTTATTTGCAGCTTTGCGCTTGTATAATCATCTGTGAGCGATAACAGACTTTAGATTTTTACGAAAAAAATGTCGGAGGATATTTCCCTTTCTAAAAATTTCGCTCTATAACTACGTAACGATTATTCCACGCTACGCAGCTGAATACTTACAGAAAGCTTCCAGGGTAAGTTTAACGAGTATTCCAGCTCGTAGACCCACAGAGCCATTGCAGGCTCTTAGGCGCTTGCGTGGGACTTTAATTTGCTTCTGTGTTTAATAGTTTAAAATGCCAAGTTTCATATTCACCATGATAAACGAAGCCTACATAGCCTTCATCAACGATTTTATCGCATACAACATATGCTAAATCAGTATTTTTTAAATAATCTTTTTCACCATATTTAACAATAGCAATATCATGTTTTTCACCATTTCTAAAATAATAGCCAGAGGACAAATTATATTTGTCATTGTTAAAGTCATTTGCATATTTTTTTGATATAAAAATTGTTTTTTCTTTCATTCCGTCACCTCAAGATATTACATAAACAAAGTCACTATCCAAAGCAATAACAATACGACTAGCGGAGAAATAAACACTCTTGCAATCACTGTAGCAAAATCTTCATCTGTATTTTTTTTAGAAGCAAAAGGACTAATTAACACATTGATTACTACAGCTTGCGGTAAATTGATAGATGGTACGCCATCAATTGTTGATAAAATGTTATTCCAACCGTATTTAATAACAAATCCAGATAATACTAAGCCGAACGGCAATAGAACTAAAGCTATAATAAAGTTCTTTTTAGCATCATTTTTATTTTTATCATAATTCATAATTTTTATTTAACTCTCTTTCATTCATTCCGTCACCTCTTCTCTAAACTGCCATGCCCAGTCGAAGTCTTTGCGGATTTCTTGTTCTGTGAGAACACGAATATTGCTATACCCTTCTAATTCATTTTCATAAACAGAAATAAGTTTCAATTCATTAATTACTTTTACTAAAATTAATTTTAAATCACTATTCGGATTAGGTATCTCAACTGTATAAAGCTTCTCTTTTTCAATTGTGATATTTGGATAAGCTAGCCAAGCTTCATAAAACTCACGTTCATTGTGAGTTAGCCACTCTCTAACTTCATCAGATTGTCGACTCATGTGTTGATGTAAATAATCTACATCATCATCAAAGCTTTTAATCACATCAAATATCATTTGTGGCACTTCTGGTTGAGGTTGATCGAGTTGGTCGAGTAATACTTTTACAATATGTGTTTTCACTACTGGAATGTCGCCGACACCACCTTTACCAATAGACTGTTTGTCTATCAATTTCTTCGCTTCTTCAATATTCATTTGCTACCTCGCTTAACTTCTTCAACAATTTCAATTGCTACACCTATTGCAGCCATATAACCAGCGTAGCTTTCTTGTCCGTAGTTATCCAGATCATTGTCAAATTCTTTATTAAGTCTTTTTAAAATTTCGTCAATCATACCCTATCCCCCATTTCCCGTTAGTTCTGCAATCCGCTTTGTCTGTCTCTGATTTTGCTCGCTAGCACGTTTAAGCTGCTTTTGTGTCCTGCTTAATTGTGACTGTAAGTCTGCTATTTGTGGCTTGTAGTGTAATTCAGAACAGTCGCAACCAATCCGAAGACCAATTAAGATTGCCACAAATATAGTTAGCCATGTGTTTAACGATTCATGTTCATTCATTCTTCCACGCTTTCTAGTAATTCTGGATTTTCGTAGATGTTTCCGATAACTTCAACTATTGAATTTTCTATAATTTCTCCGATAGGAACATCATATGTATACTCATCAACAACTACGTCATACATAAACAATCCGTCTTTAAAATACACTTTATTAACAGTTTCATTATTTAGAAGAAAATCAATATGTCTAACAACATCACCCTCAAAAATCTCAGTTTCCTCTTTGTCTTTAAGCCCTGTTGATTGCATGAGTATATAGTTGTCAAGATTATCCTCTACAAAATGGAATGTCTCTAAGCGACCAGAGCGAAACTCATCATCTGCTAAGCTGCATCTGTATATTTTGCGTTCACTTGATTTAAAGCCATCAATGCTATACATTTTTTTAGTTTTTTGTTAAATGCCCTAAAATTCGGTATCATCAGAATTCCTCCTGTTCAATCAATCGTCTAATGACTTCTATACAAACTTCTGCGTTATCTTCGTCATAATTATCATCGTATTCATTGATAGCAAGTCTAATGTCTCTTACTAAATTTTTATTAATCAACATCGGTTATCCCCCATGCTCTAAATTTCAGTATCGTTCCTCTTCCTCCATCCAGACAGACAACATCATGCAATAATTCGCCATGTCGTTTAAGGTGTCTATTAGGCTCTCTGAGACGTTTTGTTTATTCTGGGTAAGATTATATAGCCTGTTGTATTTATCGCTTATACGGACGATACCAGCCACATATCCGAAGTCGTTTAGAGACTTCTCGAAAGAATTTCCGTAATCTGCGTTTTTGGCTAAAAACATTTGATAATTTTCGTTGTATGCAGCTTGCATACTCTCTGCGTTTATTTTATCTGCCATACTATACCTCCTCAGAAAGTCATTGCTGCGTACATCAATCGCTTAACTTTCTTGTAATGGTCTAACTTTGTATCTCTGTGCTTTTTGTTTAACTTTATAAAAATATCAGTTTCGTGACTATTTGGATTGTGATACTCACGATAAGATTTGAGATACATCTGTACATAAGTGTCTTCGTCAAAATAATCTTTAAATGCTTCGATAACGTACGGTCTTGGCAATGTTTTTCGACGTCTGTTATTTGTAACGCTACATCTTATTCGCTCAGCTTTTTTGCAATCTACATCTAGCTTTTTAATTTGCCTTACAATCCCATCGTCAAAAATTTTGTAAAATTTATTTATTAATTCATCTGTCAATCTCTTCAATCCTCACTTTTATTCTTGGATTCTGACTGTATTTCTTCTTTGCTCTTAAATCGCATACGATATTGTCATCCGACCAAACGATGCCTGATTTCTGTATTCTGTCGTAACCTGCATCGGAAATACTATCAAAAATAGCTTTAACTAAGTTATCAATATCAGGCTTCTTAGCGTGCCATATAAGCTCACGCACGAAGTTCTGATATATTTGTATTGTTTTATCTTTAGAACGCTGTGTAGGCTCTTTTGATAGCGTTTTGGGAGCTTTCATGTAAAAGGTTACCTCTACCTTTATGCAACCATCGAAAAACGGTCCATCATAATTTTTTTCTATCCAGCCAGAAACCTCTTTTCGCCATTTCTTCATCTTTGGGTCTTCATACGTTCCCCACTTGCTAAATTTTGGTCTAGTTTGAGGTTTTGGTTCGATTGGTATTTCAAATTCTGTTTTAAAAGTCATATTCCTCTTCAATCCCTACCAACAATGCAATTCGTTTTGAGCTAGCTAACGCTTGATATGATTTAGTCATGTATTGCTCTATTGTTTGCTTTTTAATTCCGAGTCTTTCCATCAGCTCTTCTTTTGTGCCAACGTCGACAAACTTGTCGTCATCATATATTGCATATATCCTTTGTTTCTTAATCATTTTTCAAAAATCCACACTCGCCCTATTAAATGTGTGTGAGCTGTGGCAAGGACGAGTGTAGCAATTCTCTATATTATCGATTTTATCGATAAGTAGGCTATTTTCCTTTCTTGCCCGGAAAACATTATTACTGCAAAGGCCGAGCTTCACTCTGCAATAAGTTGTTAAAAAATCATTACTCTTTGTGTTAATTGATTAGCTCTGCAATATTCACATTTCCCGCAAGGTTTTGGGGGTTCTATCCCTTTTTTGACTGCATCTAAATGTTTGATGTTTTGTGCTAGGTTATCTAACTCATTTTGCATAGCATCTAAATTTTCGATTGCTATTGCTCTAGTATCTGGAGGTGTTTCTTTAGTCACTGCGTAAATGATTGGCTTAAATGGCTTCTTGTATTTAGCTTCTAGCATGATTTTATAAGCAGCCATCTGTAAGATGTAACCGTAAGCCTCAAACCAGTAAACGCGCTCTTGGCCATTCCAAACCTTGTCGTCAACAGGGCCTTTTGTGGTTTTGATGTCCACAAAGTAGCCACAATCAACATTTAGACAGTCAATTTTACCTTTGAATTCCACGCCACCAAGTAAACCTGTGATGGCCACCTCTTTTTTGCCTTGATAATATTTCATGAATTGATAATCATTTTTAAGTGCTTCAATCATCTGTTCTGCGACTAAATAGTCTTTTTTGAGCTGACCTTTGGTTGTTCCTCTGGTCGAAATCATTTCAGAGCCGTTTTGGCCTTTGAATTCTTCATGAGCTTTTTTACTCTCAAAGTAAGAATGGACATAGTTCCCGACGAGCAGCGCAGTGTTATCTCTAGTATCTGTCCAATCCCCTTGCAATTCAGCAAGCGCCCTTGCTTCGCATTCTCTAAAACGCTTGTACTGACTAATAGACCAGTACTTAATTGATGATTCGTTGCTATAATAGTCCTTTCCAAGTAAGTCTAACTCCGTCATGGCATTAAGTCTCCAAGATTATCAAAGAGATTACCTTCGCTAGCTTTAATTTCACCAGTTTCTTGGTCAAAATCCGGAATTTCATCTGCCGGATAAGAGGTGTCTTCTAAAACCGTCTTATTTTCGTCTGTGAGCGTTTTTTCTGGTTCTGAATGTAAATCTTCAGTCACGTCTTTTAAATCGCTAGAAGTGCCCTTAATTTCGCTCTGATGACCTATTAAGTCATCTAAGCTGTTTTTTTCTTGCGGTGTGACATCTTTGACTTGTCTGTCGTTGTCATATTCGTTTTCTGTGGTACGGTTTACCGCATCTACAAACAAATCGTTGTCATCGCTCGTGTTGAAGAATTGCTTAGCTGCTCGATTAATAACTGTCCGTTTAGCCATTTCCTGAGGGAAATCATTTTGTACATTCTTTGTTTTTGCTTTCGACCATGCCTTATCAATTTCTTTTTTGTCATAACGGTTAAGATTTTTTCTCCATCTGATTTTTCGATAATGCAATACGCTCCAACAATCTCATTGTCTTGATTTGTCCAATCTGTATCGTGACTGACAAACACCTTGCGCCCATTTTCGTTTTTGATTTTAAAATCATCACCTTTATAAATCACTTCTGCATAAATGTCTTTTACTTCAGGTAGTTGCTTAACAACTTTCATAGTGCCAAAGTACGAACGCGTCAACTTGACAGTGTTCCCATAAGGCACAAAGTAACATTGATTCTTGGCCGGGCTTAGACCTTGCGTTACCATATCAAAAAGTGCATTGTAGATGCTATCCTGGTCTTTATTCAATAGACCCTCATTTTTCAAAGCGTGGTACGCTGAGCTAAGCGCATTGCTTACGCTGTATTTTGGCGCAATCATCAGTCCGTCAGAATCTTTCATTTGATTGATTCGTGTCGCAACGTTTGATGTCACTTGTCTTTGAGTTAATTCATTCGCCATCTATTTCCTCTTTCTATGTTTTAATTGCCAGTTTTCAGCTTTTAAGCGTTTCAACTGTTTTTTAAGCTCTATATTTTCTTCCGCTTCTTTAAGATAATCAGACATCAAGTCGCTGTATCTGCTTTGCCAATAACGACTAGACTCGTATAACTCTTCGCTCATAGTCAGTCTTCCAAAATGTGAGATTTAAAAGTCCAACTGCTATCAAGTCTCCGATTGACAATTAATTCAGGTTTAACATCAAATTCCATTTCAATGTATTCCATTAAGTCTTCGTCTGTGTAATCTGTAAATTCTTGATATGTCCGCTTTAGCGTAGGTTCTTCGCTGCCTCGTAAGCAGTCAATTGTAAAGATAAAAGCATCCCTAAAATTACCGTCAAACGTTACAAGTTCGCCATTAATCCTAATTTCTACCATGATAGCTACCTACAAATTTCTCTAGTCTATCTTTGATAAAGTCAAACATTTCTCGCAACTCATTGTTTTCTTTTCTTAGGTTGTTATTATTAACCATAATATCTGCCATAGAAATATCTCTTTCGAAGCATTCATCTTTTAAATATTTAACATCTTCAGACAAATCAATGTTTTTAGACTTTAAGATTTCATTTTCGATTTTTAAGTCTTTAATCCTATTTTCTAATTCAGCTACTAATTTCAAATCTGGTCTATTTTCCAAAGTCAATCCTCCCTCTGCGCAGTCTTAACTGCCTGTATTCTTCAATTTTTTTATTTCGACTAGTTTCATCTAGAGCCATGATTCTTGCTGCATGCTCTTCTGATAGGCCGAAAAATGTTGTTAATGTTAGTTCCATCAGAACCTCTTACTTTCTGCATTATCTGGATATTTAAAAATATTGTTTTTTGCACCTTTGATTATGCGATCGACAAAAGCAGCATCGTAGATTTTCATAAGCTCAGCTCTACTAAAATTTGTATTAATGATAGTATTTGTCCGATTATCCAAAATATTAAATAAAAACGTATATGTCCAACCGCTAGCAGATTTAATGGTGTTACCTGTGGTTGACTCCTTGCCTAAGTCATCAAGTATCAGATAATCACAATTGATGAGAAGCTTTGACATTCTTTCTTGCGAATATTTGCTATTTTTTTTATCGTCATAATCGAATGTATCTTTGACTAGTCCGGACAACAAAGGTACCGAAACAAATATCACACTCTTTGATTGATTGTAAGATTTAAACATCTCGTTAATATTTTTAGCAATACTCATAGACAAGTGGCTCTTGCCAACCCCTGGAGGTCCTTGTAAGAGGGAGTTACCTTCCATTCCTTTAACATAATCTCTGGTGATTCGTTTGGCATAGTTTAGCGCTTTTGTATCTACAGCACTATGTTCCTTGTAGTTTTTCAACGTAGCACTAGCAATTTCCTTTGATAAAACGCTCTCTTTATAAAACACTTTATAACCCTTAGCTAGCAACGACTGGTTGTTGTACGCAATGTCAACCGCATTACTTTTCGTTTGGATATACTCTGTTGTACATTGCCAACAAAATTCTGTTTCTCTATTGCCATGATTTGGCATTTTCCTAGCATAAATTGGCATCTCGTGCTTTTCGCATGTTTTTCCAGTATCTCTAATAACACCATTCTCGAGCATGCTCTCTCTTGTCATTAACCCAAAAGCCATAGATACCTCCTAAAATCCATATTTCGGATCTGGTTTCTTAAGCTCATCTAACTCAGCTTGCGAAAATCGTTGGCCTTGTTGCTTCTGGTAATAATCACTTTTAGCAACTTCTGGCTGATTGAGATAGCTCTCAAACTTGCTAGCATTAAACAAGGTTGATGGCCTGAGATATTTTTCCATGTCAGAATTTACCCACTCGCTGCATTTTTTATCTATGACAGCTTTGAAATCTTCTAAAGTATAACTATCTTTTAGTCTCGCTTTGACTAAATCTGTGTTTGTTTTTACAAACTTATAGTTAGAGTTCATTTTTTGGTTGAGATAAGCTATTGGGATACGATAATCAAAATTTTTGGGATTACCTTTTTTGACTTGTTCGACATATTTCTCTTCTAACCAGTCTGGAAAGAGATATTCAGTCGGGCTCTGCTCGACAATATATTCTTTCTCTTTATCTAACTCTCTCTCTTTCTCTTTCTTTTTCTCTTTCTCTATCTCTATCTCTATCTCTATCTCTGGTGTACATTTGTACAACATTTGTACACCGCTGTTTTTTTCTGTTCTTAATTTTCGTATCCTGTCAGCCTCAGTGCTTGATTTACCAACAAAATTTTGAATGTTAGTCATATATATAGCGCCATTATCAAGAATTTCAATTAGCTGTAAGTCTCTAAAGATTTGAATAGCCTTTTCGATAGTCCCAACCTGATGCCTTGTAATTGTTGCAAGCATTTGTGCGTTGTAAGGAATAAGGTTATTAAACATTAATAAGCCATCATTTTTTAAACTTCTTAAATATAGCTTGAGCAAAATATTGCTATAAATATAGCCATCAGGCATGCTTTCCAATATAATTGCTTCATCGCTTTCAAAAAAATTTTCTTTTAATTTAAGATAGTAATACTTTCTGTTATCTGCCATTCAATACTCCTTAAAAAGGTCTATCCTTGCCCCAGACTTTCCCACACGATCCTGGAGTGGGTAACTCTATAAAATCCGTGCGTTTTGGTCTCTCAACCTTACGTACAACTTGATAATCATCTAAGATTGTGTCAACTGTTTTTGTAATTGTTTTTTGATTACTATTGCGGTTTCCGATGTACGCAATTAAAGCAATAAATAATAAGACTACTACGCCTGTAATTGGATTTTCCATATCATACTCCTTTTCTCAATCCACTTGTTCGTAGAAATCTATTGACATCCGCCAGGTCATATAGCACTTTCCCGTTGAGAGAAGAACGTTTAAAACTAAAATTGCCTTCATCTCTCCACTCACTCAATTTAGTGCGTCCCCAGCCAGTTTCTTTTTCAAGTTGTTTCATCGTCACCCACTCAATAGACTTAGAGTTTTTTGTCTGGGCTATTTTTAGCGCTTCTCTGTTTAAAGCAATTAAATCTTCAAGTAATTCTTTTCTAAAATCTGGACCAAAAATTTCAATCGCCATGC